GTTTAGCCGCGAGCCGCAGGCGAGCGATCGGGGTGACCCGCGACGCCTCAGTTCATTTAGGTCGCGGGGGTGAACGTGACGGTCGAATCGATGATGCACAGCGTGATGTCGCACTCGATCAGATCCTTCAGCGGCGTCATGTCGCCAAGGTCGGAAACAAAGGCGCTGAAAGCCAGGGTGGACCCGATGATTCCTCCGGCTCCGTCGGGAATCCCGATCTGCCAGCCAAACGTCGTCCCGCTCTCGACCATCGAATCCAGCTGCACCTTCCACGACTTCTGAAACTGCACCTTGAAGGTGGGATCGCCCGTGCCCAGGAAGGCCGGGATGAACGATTTCTTCCGGCTCGTGTTGTCGTGGTTGGTGGTCTCGACCTTGTCCCGGCTCTTTTTTGGCCCAGTGATGTCCACCAGCTTGGTGAACAGGATGTAGACCGCCGGCGTCGCCAGGGGCAGCGCCGAATAGCCGATGGACATTCCAACGCCAATGATGGCTGCAGTGCTTGCGGGTGTGGTCATAGTGCATCTCCTTTTAGGCCAGAACCTCTCGGTACCAGCAGTTCAAAACAAACATCGATTGAGCAAATGGGAACTCAGCCGCGGCGATCGGATCGTTCGCCAGGTCCCGGCCGTCCTCGACAAAAATCCTCTGCACCGCGATCGTGGGCCCGGGCACGGCGGCGCCGGCCGTCCCGTGCCAGCCGTCGAGCAGCTTGCGGAGAACGTCCAGCAGGCGGCTGGCGGTGAAGCCGTCGAGCGCCACGGCATGAACCTCCACCAGGGCATTGGTAAGTTCACAAGGCCCGTCGTGTGTCTGGGTGCGAACGGGCGTCCCCTGCCGGCCGATGACGATAGCGGGGAGGTTGCTGGCGAAGTCGGCGGTGGCGTTATGCGGCAGCTGCATCCGGTAGACCCGCGGCGGCGTGCCGGCGATCGTCTTCACCTGGACGGCGTAGGTGGTTACCTGGGTGATGAGGGCGGCGGTGGCGGAGACAACGGAGGCGTCGGCCAGGATCAGCGAGGTGATGGCATTTTCGATCACTTGCCACCCCCGTATTTTTTCTCGAGGTAAGCAGCCCGCTTCAGGAGCCGCGCGGAAATGTTCTGCTGCAGGGCCATGAGCGTGGGGGTGATCATGGCGTTCCAGGTGCGGAGCATCCAGTGCTGCGGCCGCACGGCGCCGCGGTTGAGTCCGCCAGCCTTGACGCCGGCCAATGCCCTCATAGCCCTGATGCGGCGATCGCCCTTGGCAAAACGCTGCACCGTGCCGAACTCAGTCAGGTGCGCCTCGGCACCCTCGGGATAGCTGGGCCCGATCCGCACGCGGCCGACGGCGGTGGAGTTTCCTGAGTTCTTGCCCCCGCTTTTTTTGAATGAAACTGCCATCGTCTGGTTGAGAGGGATCATGCCTATGGCGCGGCGGTGTTTGGCGTCGTAGCCGTGGCTGCGGGGAGCGTTCGCCGCCAGCGCCACCATCACCGGCTGCGCAGATTCGATCAACGCCGGCCGCAGGATGCCCATCAACTCCTGGTCGCTGCCCAGGTCCTTCAGCACCGCCTGCAGCTCCTCGTCACCCGTTAGCCGCGCCTTCAGCAAAATCTTATGTGCCACTGGATAGCTCCTCACACATGAGGTCCAGGTAGATGTTTTTATTGTCCGGATCCAGGATGCCCTTCACCCCCAGAATCCGCTTGCCCGATAAAACCCAATCATTCGGCGACACGCCCGTGCGATACCGGATCCGCACCTTCGACGACACGTCGCTGAAAAGCTGCCGGGCGTTGATCAACTGCGTCACGCTGAGGCTTTTGACCTCCGCCGACACGTTGCTGGCATACGTCTGCCGCCCCTGCGTCACCGAGCCATCGGGGTTTTTCACGTCCACCGGCTTCTGCAGCACCACCCGCGATCGCAGCTTTCCCGTGTTCATACCTCCACCCCCACAGCATCGTCCTGGTTCAACAGTGAGTCGATCGACTTGAGCGCCGCCGCCACGTCCGCCGTCCCCGCATCCCGACCCTCGTACTGCATGCCAACGTGCAGCAACATCGCATTCCGAATCGTCTCCGGAATCCCATCGATCATCATCACCCCGATCGGCAACGTCGTCAGATCGATCGCCGTCCCCCCCGGCGTCGCCGCCAACTGACCCACTGTCCCGCCGCCACTCACGTTCACCCAGTAATACGTCACACCCTCCACCACCCCGCCCGCCGTCTCCGCATCCGCATTCCCACTCGCATAAAACTGCACCCCACGCCCGTTCACGATCGCCGGCGCCGAACCCACCACCGTCAACGTATCCGCCGCCACATCCACCGCCACCGGAAACATGCTCCCCGCCGTAAAAGTCACCTGCACCGCGTTCGCCTGGTACCGCGCCACCGGCCACGCTGCCCCAAACGCCGGCAACAGCCGGCACTGCAAACTCACCAGGTCCGCCTCGTACTGATCACCCGCCAGCGTCTGCAACACCCCGGCATTATCCACGTACTTCACCGCGTCGATCGCCACCACCGGACTCCGCTGCAGCCGAATCGCAAACTGCTCGTAGAACGGCATGTTCGTCGGCCCGATCGGAATGAACTGGTCCTGACTGTACAACGCCCGATCGTAATTCGAAGGGAAAGGAAAACGGTCCAGCGTCATCAGGTACTGCGTCTGCACCAGCGCCCGCGCCGTCGCGTTCTCCGCGTACAGCCGCGCCGCCCGAATAAACCGCAGCAACTCCCCATCGTCCGACGTGTTATCCGAATCCACCCGGCAGAAGTTTTTAGCATCCGCCAAACAGATCGGCTCCGCCGCCGGAACCCCCAGAGATTGAATCGCCCAGTGAATCATCCCGGCCTTTTCTTAACGATTCTGAACTAGTCTTAACGGGTCTCTTTGCCGGCCCTGGCAGTTTCCTTCTCGATCGCCGATCTCTGCTCGGAAAGCGCCTTCTCCCGCGCCTTAAACGTCGCCGTCTCGATCACGTCGGCCTCCACCGCGTTGCCGCCTTCGATGTGCCTGAGCGCCTCGGCCTTCGGCAAATCCACAATCTCCCCCGGCTTGATCACGATCGCGCCCGCCAGGGACGTTTTGAACTTGAGCAGCATGCGCCGCCTCCAGGTTGAAAAATGAAAAGAAAAATCATTCGGGGATTCAGGAGCCAGGCACGTCCCTGTGCCCGGCTCCCGCGCCCATTTTTCAGGAATGACGCTTACGCCGTGCCGGTGACCGCGCCGACGCTCTGACTGCCCTTGTTGGTGGCCAGCGGGGCGGACTTGGTGCGATAGAGCAGGGCGAAGATCGCGGAGATGATCGAGGTGACGCCAGCGCGGACGACGTCCACCTTGTAGAACCGATAGGCCGGCGAGCGCTCGACTGTGAGGATCAAACCCGTGGCGTCGACCGTGGGTGTGAATTTGCTGCCGGCGATGTCGACATAGGTTCCGCCAACGGTGAGGCAACCCTGTACTTTGACGTAGTTGCCGGCATTGAAACTGCCCAGGCTGAAGATGAAAGCCACGCCATCGAACTCCGCGGTGTCAACCGGCGTCGACGCGATCTCCGTGGTGCCCGTGGCCGTGGCCGCGTCCGTCTGCGTCAGCGTCGTTTCCTTGAAAAGATTCATCGTGTGTCCCTCGAAAAGGGTTTTTGATTTCAGGTCTAAAGAAGGGCCGGCCACTCTGCGGCCGGCCCTCAACAATTCAAATCTCAAAAGGGCCGGTGATCAGGATCGCTTAGGCGTGCTGCAACAGCCCAGCCACCGGGTGCGTCCCAGCGTCCAGCAACTTGCCGTCCACCCGCGTCCACACCATCAGGCCGATCTGCAGCTTTTCCATGTAACGCTCGCCGAACCGAACCATCTGCAGCCCGCGAACACGCCGAATCTTGTACTTCGAAAAATCGCCGTACAGCAGGGTGTGCTGGCTTGCCGCGGGCACGCCCGCCGTCAGAGTGGCCATGTCCTGGTTGATGGTCAAGGGATCGCCGTCAATGGTATCGGGGACCGCCACGTTGATGCCCGCGGTCACGCCGCCGGCAAGGAACAGCGGTCGGCCGTTGCCATCCACCATCAGCTTGATCGCCAAAAGCGCCGTGTCGTGGAACATCCACCGGGCTTTCTGCCGGTACAGCGGATCCACCAGATGCTTCGTCTTGAGCATCTCGGCATACGTGAACGCCGTCGCCGACGCCGTGGTGATCTTGTTGGAGCTGGCGAACACGGTGGTATCGATGCCGGTGGGGCCCTGCACGCCGAGCCCGACGGTGAACTGGTTGTTTAGCCGGCGTCCCAAGCGAATCTGCAGCATCGGAACCATGTACGCTTCCGGATCGAAGGCTGAGTCCTGCAGCAAGGTCAGCGGCAACAGCACGATCCCGGAGTCGCGCAGATACGCCGACAGGTTGATGATCCCGTAGGTCGGGTCCATCGTGGTGTCGGTGGTGCCGCCGGCCGCGGCGTTTTCCGCCAGATCCTCGCCCGTCTGCGCGGTGTCGTTGATCGACGGCCAGGGCAACAGGGCGCCGTCGCTGGTGTCCTGCGTGTCAGCCACCTCCAGCATCCCGCCGTAAGTCTTGAGCGCCACATCGAGTTGCTTCTGGAAGTCCTGGGGAATCGTGTAAGCCCCGCCGCCGCCGATCTGCGTGGAAAGCGCCCGCAGGTGCTCATCCGAAAGCGCCATCTCCGCCTTGCAGAAATCCATGTAACTGCGGTCCTCGGCGTCCAGGCCCCCGCCGTGCTCCGGCCCAAGGATCCACTTGCGGGTGGTGTTGGCCTGCTTCCGCTTCCGCTGCTCGGGCTTCAGCGCGCGATATTCGCCCCACTGGCTGTCCCGATCTTCCTGGGTGTTGATGTTCTCCCGCCCGCCGTTGCGCTTCCGCAACTCCCCATCCACCAGCGCCCTCTCGGCGTCGAGCTGCTGCTCGATCACGTCACACTGGCCGCGGAGGGTCATGTCCTCCGCATGCAGCGTTTTGAACTGCGAATCCTCTTCCGTGTTCAAGCCCCGCTTTTCAGCGGCCGCCTTCGACACGAGGGCATTCGACTTGTCGCACGCATCTTTGCGCTTCTCACGCAGCTCTTTCAACCGGGTAGCAAGCACGCTCATGGCGGCCCTCCGTAAAGCGCCGCCGGTAAAGTTGTCTCTTGCGCCCATGCAAAAACGACAACGAGCCGACGGCAATGAATCTTGTTCATCACTGTCAGCTCGCAAGGATCTCGGCCCAAGGTAGCTGGCGTCTTGCTTCAACAGGCGTCCGGAACTCGGCCCGGCTCACCCGCCTCCACAGGGGCAGATAAGTTGTTACGCTCTAACTATGACAACACAGCCCATCATTTGTCAAGAAAGAATTCTTAGGCGGTATGCTCTTTGGCCTCGCGTGCGTGATATTCCTCGAGCGCCTCCATGATGTCGTCCGCAAGGTCGTAATCGTCGGGGTAAAGTGCTTCCCGCAATTTGGCTTGCAGTCGCCTCCTTGCCTCCTCCTCCTCCTTGGTTAGTTTTTTCGCCTCGTCAGGCATGGCGATCCTCCATCGAATAGCTGCATTTCCGCTCAAAGTATAACAGGTTTCATAACCCCAGAGCCCTCCCCACCAGCTCAAACGTCCCCGGCCCCAGCACCACCTCCGGAAACACCCGCAATACCCGCCACCCACACGCCGCCGCCAAATTCCCCTTCTCATGATCCCGCCGCACCGCCGCCCCCCGGTTATGACCCCCGCCACCCTTCATAAACACCCCTCCGTCGATCTCCAACGCCAGCTTCTGATCCACCCACGCCAGGTCAAACCGAAACTTCCGATCCTCCAAAAACTTAAACTCCGCCACCGGCTCTGCAATGCCACGCCGCCGGCACCGCTCGATAAACTCCGCCGCCAGCCATTCGCTCTTTTTGATCCCCCGCTTCACCCTCGCTGACACAACGC